AACACTAAGTTTAGGGGAACATGACCACGTAACTGTAATTCTGTCATTGTCTGTGAGATAGTTGAAGAGGTCTTGATGTAGATGTTGTGTAGTATTTGTTTCAAATGTAATATTCCTTAAATCTTGCATGCGTGGATGTTCAAATAGTTCGACGTATAATCTTTGCCATGCTAACAAAGGTTCGCCACCAGTCATGATCAAGTGTATATCTTGACCATTGTCCATTGTCCACTTACCTTCAGGCAGTAAACTTAGCAAATGTTCGACTACTTCATCTACAGTTGCTTGTTTATTAAAGTGCTTAAATTCTGGATAGATACTTGCATAAGTATCACAGCCTGTATGTATAATAGGCAAGTCATTAAACTCTTTTGTTCTAGCAATAATGCCATCGTCAAGCAAGTCTTTTACTTCTTGATTATGAATAACACCTTGCTTTTGCTTTTCGTCACGCATTGCTTCACCAGTTAAGCCGAAGTTCATACAACGAAAGTTACAACCGAAGGTACGCAAGAACACACTAGGTACTCCTACAAACTTACCTTCACCTTGCACACTATAAAATGCTTCTGAATATCTTAGTTTCATACTTGGCTTTCTGTTTACTGCTTCATGCGATGGATAACCTTTTTCAAATACTGGAGATTCGATCATCGTGCAAACTCCTGTTGCAACTTAATATTATCAAAAAACTCTTTCTTTGTACCGGCATCGTCTTTAAAACTACCTTTAAGTACAGTTGTTTGTGTAAGACTACTAGTTGCCATAATACCTCTGTTCTCACAACACCCGTGTGTTGCTTGAATATAAACACCTAAATGTTGTGTATCTGTAGCTAGTTGTATTTCACGAGCAATGTCGTTTGCAAGTTCTTCTTGTAGTGTACCACGCCTAGCACACCATTGTGCAATACGTGTATACTTGGATAGTCCAATAAGTTTATCTGCAGCAATAATGCCAATGTATGCTACACCTGCTACTGGCTGGTGATGATGTGAACACATACTTTTTAGTTCTGAACGTACTACTAGCATGCCATCATAACGTTCATCGCTATCATTAGGAAATGCTGTTGCACTTGGAGCAGGATCATAACGTCCTACCATAATTTCATTGTAGTACATTTTAGCAAGACGCTTTGCTGTACCCTCTGAGTTAGGATCATTAATACGATCAATTAGTAGTGCATCTAGTACACCTTCAAATGCTGTAGTTGCGTTATTAATAAGTTCTTCTTTATCGCCCGCTTGTAATACTTCGCTGATGTTATCACCAGCCCAATAGCGTATGCCTGCGTCTTCTAATTTAGTCTTAATCTGTAGTGCTTTATTCATTTAATTCTCCGATGTTTAGGCAGTGGATTGCCTTCAATGTTACATATATTATAACAAGTATTTAGGTTTTTGTCAACCTATTACGTAAATTCTTTCTTCCTTGTATATACTTTTTATACCTATAAGGATGAAAATCTTTGTAATATTCTTTCTTTTGAAAAATGTCACTGGCATCATCTAATGCTGTAATCTTCTGTAACAGCATTATTGTCCAATAATCGTCAAATGCATCTAAGAACCATAAGTCCTTGTCTTTGTAATTATACATTGCGTTTAGACTATCAGTTGCTCCAATCATTTGATCATCTGTTAATATGTCTTTGTTAGTTGGCATTGCTACCATAACAACTTCAATAGATCCATCAAACAATTCTGCTTGCTCTGAAACAGCCCTCCAAAATTCATATACGTCTTCTGGAGGGTCTAAATTTATTAATTTTAATTTACTATTATCGTAGACAGATTTAGCATAAGGACACACGTTAGCATCATTTAGTTTGTTAACCCAGTTCCCTACATATGCATTTAAATCTGTATTAGTCATTAAAATATTTGTTAAGCATTTCTAGTCTGTCATGTGCCGTAGCCATTTGATCAAGTTCTTTCTGTATTGTTTCAATAATATCAGAATGCTCTCCTATGCCTACAACTTTTTGCATATAGACTTCGATGTTAACTTTGTGCAACTCTAAATCCGCCTCGGCGTGTTTTCTTGCTGCTTTTATCATTTGTTCTTTCAAATCCATAGTTCCTTTCCTCATGTTATTATGGTTTTAATATTCGGCTACGTTTTCCCAAGGGTAAACTAACCAAATGTCTTCTTCTGCTTTATTTACTTCGTGACAAGTGTATGCACAATGTTCTGTAAATTCACTAGCTAGGTTATCTGTTAGTGTTGCAAATCGCACATTGTTATTCCATACATTGTTCCAATGATCATCATCTGGTAAACATCCTGATTGCCAGTCTTTTATAATCCAATTAAATGTAGCACCAGTGTCGTTGATATCGTCCACTATCAAAATGTTCTTGCCTTCACGGCCATGTCCTTGTTGAAAGATACCAAACGCATCTTCTGCCATCCAACAGTTGCTTTCGCTTTCTTCGCCATCTTGGCTATCACGTAGACTTACTTTAATTGCCTCACAACGTATGCCGGTCATGTTACTAATAATAGTAGCAGGCACATTACCGCCTCGTGTAATGCCTACAATATAATCAGGACGCCAGTTGTCTGTATACATTTGATTAACAATGTTTACGCACATTTTTTCTACGTCAGTCCAGCTATAATAATGTTTCTTAATCATTTGTCACCTTTTAATTTTTCATGCGGAATTTGGTCATTAAAAATATCGCCAGCTAATGCTTGAATGTCAGATACTAACGCATTAATTAGTATTATTTCTTGTTTTTCTTTAGGTGTATCATATTTCATACGTCTAAGATTCATGGACTTTTCGTACATAACAGAAATTTTATCACACATCTCACTTATTTTATGTTGCATTAGAATAGTGCCTCCTTTGATTCTATGTTACCTTTATAATCTTGATCGACCATTTTATAGATTAATTTAAACTGCTCATAAACTTTGTTTAAAGCAGGATACTGTTCACACATTAATTTAACACGTGAAAGTTCTGGCATTGAATGTACAAAGTCTTGCAAGACAAATGTATCTGGCACATTATATGTAAACTCTGATCCTGTATCAGTTGTATAAGATGTGTCAATAGTAATAGTGTTCGCTCCGAGTGTCGCCTCTGAAGCACTAAAAGTAGAATCACCAATAGTTATTGTGTAATCATTATTCGTCATCTGCAATAACCCTGTAAAGTTTCTTACCGCTAAAAAACTCTTTGTTAAGTTTAGTAAGTTGTTTATTAATATTAGGAAGGAAGTCATCGTAGTTTTCCATGTACTCTATAATTTGTGCAACTACTTTGCCTCTATTATGCAAGTATGCGTCATAGTCTTCAGTCCACTCACTTGGGTATTTAAATACATCTAACCCCATTTCACTGTAGCTTAGTCTGTCAGGTACCATAGGAATAGCATCAACTAATGCACCTTCGTACCAACTAATGCCAAGTGTTTCTTGCAAGTTAGCACTAAACACCATCTTAGCTTCACCTAGTAAGTTATGGTATTCGTTCTTATTAAGCTCTTGCTCTTGACACACAACGAACTCGTATTGCGGTAATTGTGTTTTAAGATCTCTAAATATTTCAACTTGCTTCTCTGGCGCAACTCTATGCGGAAACAAGATTAAATTGCGCTTTTGCATACCTTTATATTGTTGAAGGCTATTGTGTAAGTATTCCATAGGCCATCCTACACGATGATTCTTTTCATCATTCATGTTAAATGCCTTTGCAAATAATTCAATATGATATTGTGTTGCAAAGTAATTGTCGTCAAAACATTCATACATGCTTTGTTCTGCAAGTCTTACCCAGTCTTCATCACCAATAAGTCTTCCTAAAAAGTCTTGTGGATCATAACTACCTGCATGCCACATACCCCCAATAATAATTTCAACACCTAGAAGCTCTGTCATATACTTTAATTGTATAACAGTGGGGTTCCATGCATCAGTATATAAAAAGTAATCACCGTTTTTAATTTCACCATTAGCAAACATTCTACTAATCTCTAACATTTGTTGAGACTTATAGTTATTTGTTCCTGCAAAATTAAGAAAGGCCCCAGGCGTTGTAGCCTGAGGTACCTCTCCACCGCTTATAACAACTACATCTTCATTTGTAGCTCGTTGCATTTGACCAGGAAGATGTTCCTTCCATTGCTTAGTATAGCGTGTGTCGACTGCTTCGATGTCCACAATGTAGATTGTCATAGTTATTATCCTCGGTTGTTGTTAAAGCGTGGGTTAGGCTTACGTTCACGTTGAACAAAGTCTTTGCCGCCACCACGTGCTTTTGCACGAAGCCAGCCTTGATGCTTATTGTATGCAATCCATACAGGAGCTTCTTTCTTATAAAGATCTTTTTCATTAAAGATCTTTCCTTCAAAGCGACAGAAGTCGCGGAATTTATCTAAGTCGTTAAAAACTTTAGTGTATGCTTCACGATTAAATTCAATTGCCATTTTTATTTCTCTCTTTTAATAGCATTAGGGTTTTGGATAGTAGATTAAACAGCCATTTTCGTTGTCTTCTGCAACGCTAATTTCTACAAATCGGCTAGGGTATTTTACAGAGATTTCATTATACAAGTCATCTGCTATCATTTCACAGCTCTTGTGGTTTAATTCTAGTACGCCTTCGACGTCATAGAGTCTTTGCATCCAGCGTTTAAACTGAATGAATTCAATATCGCGATCGTTATGAAATACTTCAATACGAACACGAAAGTGAAAAATATGACGATGTGGAATACCTAAGAATGATACATCATCCCAATCGCCGGTTGCTAGTTTAGGATCAGTATCAGCACCTGGGTACATATGTACACCTTCTTTATTAAAGGTAACCCAAACACTACGTTGTGCATTTTTCATTATATTATCTTGCGTCATTATCATATCTTCTTCTTTCATTCTACGTGTCATGTAATTATAGTAGCCTTCACGTTCTTCTTCTAAAGTCATATTACTAGTATACCTTCTTTTAGCTTAGTTGTCAATAGTTTTCTAGCCATTTTTCTACTATTTTGGCTTCTTTTTTTGCACCCTCTACATTAAAATGCTTGCCGTTATCAATAACATAATCATCGAAATTCAACATATCTTCTATTATAGGAAACGGGTAATTGTATTTAGGTCTAGTGTGGAAAAATTGTATATGTGATTGTGTCTGAATAAGATCAATTAACGCTTTACTGGTAATATCTGTATAATAATCATTACTAAAGTATTTGTAATACATCTTACCAAATTTAATAAATTCATTATCACTTGACATGTTATCAAAAACAGCACCTGGTGTTAGTGCTACCATTTCTAGTTCTTTTGGAATACTATAATAGTTGTCAGTAATTTGATAATGATTTGCATTTAGTTTATCTGTGTCTAATGCAAAACTTAATCTAGTAGGAGTTGTTAGTTGAAAGATAACTTTATCAGCATCGACTTGTTCTTTTGCAATATCTAAGAGATGCAAACTTGTAAGTAAACTGTTGCCTGCATATGCATAGTTATAAAAGTTATGTTTTGGCATAATCTCAGCTAATGCTTCTACCCAAGAAAACGGTTGCTCAGGACAACCTGCACTCCAACTACATCCAGCAACTACAATATTCATTTTAGAACTTTGTCACGGCCATATTTACTCCAATCCGTGAATTTATCACGGTCCATTAAATCATGTAAGCTATGGCACCAAACGCCTGGATTAGATGCATTAAACCCTTTGTCGTCAATTTTAACCATTGTGTTGTAGTTCCATTGTTTAACGTAAGGTATTACAACTCTTAACTGTGGAATAAAGTTATTGCTTTCGACTAGACCGCCATCCATAAACCATTCTAAGTTAATAGTGCTAGGAATATCTAAACTACATAAGATACCTTGATCTGTAAACGCACGGATCATTAAATCCCAGTCTTCAAACTCGTCTGAGGTAACTGGCTTGTAACTGTGATTAGCACCAAAGAAGATATGTTTACAATCTTCTCTGTTGTAGAACTCCATAATATCATGAAAGCTCTGAATACCAGTAACAAACAACGTCTTCATTCCGTAGGCAGGAGTCTTTTCAACTTCTACACCTGTAAAGAAGATAATGTCGTTTGCTTCGCCTGTGTCGTAATCACGTTTCATTATGTTAACTTAATTCCTGTTGTTGATTCAAGATATTGATTAGCCATTGTTTTTTCAGTTTTTGCAATAAAAACAATAGTAGTTAGATTAACTTCTAACTCAGTGTCAGGACTTACAGTAAACGTAAAAGGTACCATTCCTAATCCGTCTTTGGTCATTGTAAGTGCCATAGGTTTTTTTACTCTAATATGTGTAGTGTCTTTTTTTACTAAACGTGCTACAATTTCTTCACCTGCTACAGTTTTGAAACTAATAGTATCGCCTTCTTTATATGATGATTCTAATAACATAATTTATCCTAGTTGTTTTAGTTCAGTTTCCAGCCTATGCATTTCGTCCTTAAGCCAAAGTTTTTGTGTCTTCATACGGTTAAGTATTTGTTCACTTTCAAAATTATTATACAGCAAAGTTATCTCTTCGTCAAGTTTTCTATGCTTTTGGTATAACTCTTGCAAATGTATAGCAATTTTATCATGTTGCTCACTGTAGTTGCTCATCTTGTAACTCCTCCAACTTAGTTTCATCTAATACATCTTCGTCAACAACAGTTTCATCAACGTCAAACAATGCACCAAAGAACGTGCTAGAATTTACAGTCTTTTTACCAATTGCTCCGCGTGTACCTGGAATAGCCATCCAAAACTTAGAGTACTTTTCAATTACTTTTAACGAGTCTTCTTTAGTTGACTTTGAGAATATTTCTTCCACAACATCTCTAAATAGAACCCTGTCAAATTGCTCTTGTACAAGCATTTTTGGAATAACTCCATTGTCGTATTGTCTGTTTGCTTCTTGAACTGCATTAATGTGACTCCATACATTATGACCCATTTGGATCGCATATGAAAAACTATCCCATGATGTTTTTCCTTCTTTGCCTATTTTATTTAAGTCTCCTGGCTTATATATACAAACATCTTTTACGAGCATACCGTCTGTAACAGGTGAATCTTCAAAGTTTTTAAATATACCGTCTTGTAATACTGCGTCTTTAAAACCGCGTGTATCAGTAGCATACTTCTTGTCATCTATACTCGGAACCATTCGGTAAGTCCACTTTCCTCTATCAGGCGTTTCGTTTTGAATGTATACTTGTCCATTTGCTGTTGCTAAGAAAGGACTAGCACAATCAAATGTAAGCATCATATTAGGATTGTAATACTTGCGTATACCACGTTGAATGTCTGTAAGTAATGTAGCCCATTCTAATTTAGATGTGCCTAAGAAGTGCATTACATCGTGTACACCTTGTTGTAGTAGGTTATCATAATGCAATGTAACTATGCGTTTAAGAACCAAATGCACATCACACATGTTCTGTCCACCCATTGACCAACCATTAAAATGATTGTCTGGATACTTAACTGGGTCACAGTAGTCTTTCATTTGCTCATACCAGTCATCAGCGTCAGTATGATTCTCACCTTGCAATACGTTAAGGAACTTACAAGCACCTGTTCTATGCTTCATCCAATAGTCATTGTTAATACGTGTTGCTTTCACAGCTTCTTGATATGTACTAATGCCTGTTGCTTTTGCACCTTCAGGTGAACGTGCTACCCAGGCTGGAATATCAAGTATCATTCCATAGTCCATGTAAGCGTCCATCCAACGCAATACACCATCTCTTTTCTTTTGTGCCTTAGGACAATTAGGATCTTTCCAATCGCCTTCCCAAACACCTTTACCAATTTGGAAACCACCCGAGTCACCTAGCAACCAAGTGTTTTCTCTATCTCTATTACGCACCATGTCTTCTTTAGGAACAATTTTATTTGTATCTAAGTCGGCATGTCCTGCAGAATAGAGCGTCCACTTGTATGTGAACGCCCCTTCTTTTGCATTGAGATAGTTAAGACTTTCTACACCGCTATTCCAATTAGCAGGAATACGAGCGTCTTCGATATAAGGACCTTTAACAGGATCAAGAAAGCGTTGCTTGCCTACATAGGTTGCATAAAAGCCGCTTAATGCTGGCAAAAAGTGTGCGTAGTCGTTCTGTGTCGCTGTTAGGTCTTTATTCATGGTTACTTACTCTGCGCTGGTAAAATGTAATCGTATTTTGCCATACCGCTATCTACGCTAATCATCATAGCACCTTGATCACTAATGCTCATTGTAGCATCACCATCTAAGCCTAAGATAGCTTGTACTTGTGCAACAGGCCAACTCCATGTATGTGCAAGTGTGCCTTCGATACCGTGTTGGAATACAAACTCACCTGCGTGTGTACTTGCATCACCAAAACTAAACACTAAGTTACTGTCTGTAGTTTTAACGTTAAACGTAGGCTCTTCCGTATGCGCCGCACTCATTAACTTCATACGTGCAATACTTGCCATACTTGGTTGAAATGTTACAGCCCAGCTTGCACCTTTAAACTTAACAGTTTTTAACTTCTCTTCAATAATAGCTTTGTTCATAAAGCGATAATCGTTTTCAAAGTCGCCAGCTGCATTTTCAAAGTGAATATGCGTAGGAATAGTTTCTCCGTTGCGCTCTGCTTGTACTACATCAATCTTAGCATCTTTTTGATACTCAGGATTTTTTAGATGTAGTGCTAACTTATCTAAGTTAGGCATACCGAACGTACCTGTAAACTCTGCTACAGGTGCATGTGTTGCCGCACTTAAAATAACTGAGCGATCTTCTGCCATTGAGTCAATAGCTGTTGCTTCATCATTACTTACTTTTACTAAAGCTAAAAAGCCTAGCGAATGTGTGTGTGCAACGATGTCTTGTAAAATGTCTTTCATAAAGTTTCTCCTATTTCAAGTTTTATTATATTATCATTTGTCAAAGAAGTCAAGTAGTTTTCTACACTATATTTAGGTTTAAAGCCAAGTGACTTAATTTTTTCCATATTAGCACAAGTCCAATTGCGTTCATATGGTGTATTTAGGCGGACAGGAAGATTTGGAGCAAAGTCTGACACTTTGTAAGGATGTCCAGATCCAATATCAATAGTACCTAAATATTTACTATTCATACATAGCTGTATTGCATTGCAAAGATCTTCAATATGTATAAAGTCTCTGTAATGAGTTGTTGTATATTCTAGTTCGTTATCGATAAGTTTTTGTAAAAACATACCTGGTCTTGGTGTACTTGAATATACAGTGTGAAAACGCATACCTAATGTATTAGGATAACGTTCTGCAGCTTCTTCTACACAATACTTAGATGCTGCATAAGGGTTCAAATCGGGCTCGTAGGCGCTACTAGAGCTTGCGTAAAGCACTCTTGTATTAGGATAACGTGCAAACAAGCGTTTGCTTACTTCTACGTTATTACGCCAGTATCCTGCAGGATCGTTAATACTTTCACGTACTCCACTTTTGCCTGCTAGATGTATAATTAAATCAAATTCTTCTTTAAGTTCAATGTCGTATAAGTCTTGTCCGTCTTGTAAGTCAAATCCAACTACACTGTGTTCTTTAGTTAGTTTACGTAAAAGATAACTTCCTATAAATCCTTTATGCCCTGTTAGCATTATATGCATTTTAGTTTCTCCCAGGTATCTTTCCAGCCAGTAACTTGATGAGAAAATCCCAACTGAAAGTTCTTTAGTGCATGTGCTAACGGGTAATCATTCCCACCTTCGAACATTGCATCACCATAAAAATGAATAGTATCATTTTCATTAAAATCTTGTAGTATTTGACTTTTATCTGCACCCTTGGGAGCAATGTCAATACCTGTTTCGCCGCCTACTGTTGCTTGCAAGTTTGGAAAGAAGTTATTAAATGCTTGTGCTATGTGTACACGTTCTCCGTTTTCTTCTTCGTATCTTACATACTTGCCTCTATTGATTGAATCTGCATTGCGACCAACTACACTAAAGTTTACCATACCAGTGCGGTGTTCGATATGGTTACCAGTACGTATGCTAAAGTCACTTTTTTCCAATATGTGTTCTAGCCAATGCCTTGCTTCAATAGGTAACACCCATTCGTTTTTAAATATGTTTTCGCTACCTTGCCAAACATCACTGCCCGAACATTGATAAACACGTTTACATTTATTGTAAATGTCTTCTCCAATTTGCTCAACAGTTTTAGGCTTGTCACTACCAGTAACTAGATATACATTATTCATTAAACAGAAACTGTTAAAGAATGCCTTAAACTGTGGATCAATAACGCCACGGCTAGGCGTTAGTGTTCCGTCTACATCAAATATAAACTTATTGAACATCGTGATAACTCATTAGACAAATTGCTTCTTCGTGATCTTTAATGTATTCATCAAGTAGTACACTGTGACAGTCTTCTAAAATAGCAAACTGATCAACTGCCCTATATTCTAATTCACCTTGTGTTGTTATACTAAGTACTAAAAGGAACCACATTATTTTTCACTCTCCTCTACTCGTTTTCGTAAATCGCTTGAACTAAAGCGATGGTCACGTTTGTTAAAATGTAAATCAATATCGCGGCGTCTACAAATATCTTTTCCTGTGAAGTCTTTATCACGATACTCCTCTCCTAATATTCTAACATGAATATTGTACATTGTCAAGACATCTTCTAGATCTTGCTCTGTACCGTAAGGGATGATCTCGTCTACATAACTTACTGCTTTAAGTTGGGTATAACGTTCTACAACAGTTTGTATAGGAGCGTTCTTCTCCGGGCGATCATTACTAGGATCTACTTGCAATCCACAGATCAAATAATCGCATTGTTCTTTTGCTTCACGCAACATTTGTACATGTCCTGCGTGTAATAAATCAAATGTACTACAAGTAAATCCTACTTTCATACTAGGGTACTCCACTTCTTGAGTTTTTCTTTTTTATATTCTACTCTTTTTTCTAAGTCAGGCCATTTAACATAATCGTGTTCAACTAGTAAACTTATCATACATACCACATCACCTACTTCTTCTGTAAGTTTTTGTAATTGTTCGTCTTCAGCTTGATCAAGTGTTTTGTATTTTCGCATCATTTTCGAACAACGTTGTGTAAGTTCTCCACATTCTTCCATTGTAATGCACATTAGTTGTTGTAAATGATTAATAGGACTATTTTTCATGCTTAGTTTCTCTTACCATTAAACACGCATACAAAATATAATTCTTCATGCATACCCGCATGTACACGATGGAATACTCCGTCTTCAATTAATACTACATCACCCGGTTGTACTTTAATTGTTACATCGTCTAATTCCATCTTACCAGTACCTTCAATGAAGTAGTATATTTCTTCTTGTCCTTCATGCTTGTGTCCTGATGTTGCTTTTCTAGATTTTAAACGTGTACTACTAACTACAAGATTTTTAAGTGTTGTATTATCCTTTACAATATATCTTTCATCTTCTTTAGCAATTATGCCGCCTATGTCATTAATAGTTACTTTCATACATTAACTCCTTTAACTCTCTAAGCTTCTCCATAAGCTCTTCAATAGTATTTAGGTCCTGTTCGTTCTCCGTATCAATTTCTATCTCTAGTTTAATCTTCATTTTATTCTCCGAACTCAAACAAGCTACCAAATGTAGTATGTTGCTTTGTATCCTCTAGTGGATAGTTGAGTACGCCGATCAAGTTGTCTAACTTATTATCAATAATAGTTTCAGCCATTGCCGCATCATCAAAAGGTAGCTCTTTAAACCAATCAGGAATGCGTAATTCATCTGTAGGATATGCAACACTTGTATAACCTAGCGGATTGGCTTTTAGTTTACAAACAATAACTTTCATTCCGTCTACAACCTCTTGCGAGTACTTGTCTCCGTTCATACGCTTTAGTGTATTCCAGTTAATACTTGCTCGAACGTGTCCAGGCATGTTGGCTTTACCTTGTTTTTCTTCTAAACGTTGATAGTGTCCAACTTTATTTGCACGTTTAGGTGAACCTTTCTCCCAACCAGGGCGATCACTAAACTCCTTACGGAATGTTGTAATACGATCTAGTATGTCTTTCTGTGGCTTATCTGTAAGCACCATTAGTAGTAGTTCACTTAGGAACTGTTGCATAAACACTGGTGTATCTGATCTACGTAAGTCTAGGCCCATTGCTTTTACTTTACCAGGTTTACCATCTGTGTCACTTCTAAAGCCTTCGATATCATATACTAATGCCGCATAACGTTTCTTAGTAATAAACAATCCGCTCTCTGCAACAATCTCACGACCAGCTGCAATAACGTCCGATCTACTTTTAGGACAATGAAATGCTTCTTGCATAAATCCAGGAAATGTTTCGTTAGCTGCTTCACATACTTGATCATATAATGTAATTACATTATCTTTATCCCAAGGTAAATTACCAGCATCAATATCACTTTTAAGTGTAGGATATCCACTAAAGTAACAAGAGTCTGTATCACCGTATATCATTGCTTCACCAACATGATCATATGTGCCTGTAATAGTCTTGTTAACTTCGGCGCTCATGTGCTTAACAATTGTACGTCCTGTAAGTGTAGTTGACTGTCCAATACGCTTATCAAAGAATCTACAACCAGGATTAAGAATAGCACCATACAAACTGTTCAAGTTAATCTTCTTAACCAACTGTCGCTTATCCCAATACTCTGTTTCAACGGCATTGCCTGCGTCTTTTGCTTTCTTGAGATGGGCTTGTAATTCTTTACGTTCACTGTACCAACGCTTTAGGATACCTGGGATAACACCTTCAAACTCTGTAGTAAAGATAGTACCGTTTGCACTAAGCATCCACGGTTGATTGCTGTCAAAGATTACTTTGTATATTTCAGCACCACTTAGTACATCACTACCGCCTGATTCCCAATCAATTGTTAATGAAGTATCTCGTTTTTGTTCCATAACTACTTCGTATTCTTCAGTACTAAAACGTCCTTCCCAACTACCTGCGAAACTTTTCTTTTTAAGTGTCATATCTTCATGCACACGACTATCGCTTATTTCAGGACGTATTTGCCCTATAATAGTTTCTGGAGCCATATTTAATGCACGAATCACACTTGGATACAGTGAATTTAAATCCATTGAACCAATCCATTTATGCAAGCCTTTCTTTGGAAATGCAACATACGCTCCAGCGGCCTGTGTTGCTTCGTCGTCATATTTCTTACGATTAGGTACTTGTAATCCTCTATTCCACGCCTCGTTAACAATCGCTTGTTCTGTAACTGCTACAGCACCCATTGTAGTCTGTAGCATAACAGTATTAGCGTGTGCTAGTTCGTTGCTTAGATCAATAAACCGAAGCTTCTTATCTAACTTGTCAAGTAGTGCGGTATCCTGAATGTTATATTCAATAAACTTTCGGAAGTCATTGTTGTATAGTTGATCCAACGTACCTTCATATGGAACTTTATTTTCACCAACTTCAATTTCACCAATAGCATCTAGTCGATATGTGTGTCGCTCCTCATAAGTATACTTACGATACAAGTTCAAACTATCCAAATGCACCCTGCCTATGAGGTCAAAGGTTTGTGCTGTTTTACCAAACTTTTCATATTCACGCTTCTTAGGAAGTTGTCCCCATAAGCAGAACCTACGTGTATCGTCTTTGCTTAGTACACGACTAGTTCTATTAACTGTGTAAGGAATATCATAACCTTCACTATTCCAACCTGATAAAATATCAGCATCTTCAATTAGTGTTAAGAAAGTATCAATCATTTCGCTTTCTTTTTCAACTAGCATTACATTTTCAATGCCTTCAACTTCTTTCCGAGCTTGTTCCATAGTAAGTGTCTTAGGAGGAACAGCAATACACACCATAGTTTCCATCCATTGTAAGTACACACTTATACTTGTAATAGGCATAAACGGATCACTTGGATCAGCAAAGCCTCGCTCTGGATCAAAGTCAGTCTCGATGTCAAAAAACGCAATGTTTAGCTTAGGTGCATCTTGGTTAAGATAGTTTTCACTTAAACACTGAAAGATAGGATTAATATCGCTTTCAAAAAGTTTTTTATCTCTGTTAATAGCAACTTCCTTACGGAAGTCTTTTGTGCTTTTGCAAACAATACGTGTTAGTGGATCTCCATAAACACTTTTGTATTTGCCTCGTTGGTCTTCATAATAAAAAGTATATTTTGCTTGGTATTCTCTGTAATCTCTTTTTCCATCTTTTCGTTCAACAACTCGAATAATATCACTGTCTCTGTCAAAATGTGCATCTACATAACTCATGTTTTACCCCTAGTTAACCATTTTTTTGTTTTTCTATAAAAGCCGTCAAAAGTAAATTGATGTTTTAATAGTCTTCGCCATTCTTCTTCAGTAACCCATTTAACTTCTAATTCTATTTTAACATCATGTTGCAATGGAGTCAAGTACGCAATTATACTTCCTGCTTCTAATGTTAGTTCACTTGGGCCAAGACTTGGTTGTAAAAACATATTAACAGCCGTTGCTGATTGATATGCAAAATTTAATTCGCCTGGTAGTAAATTAAATTGTCCTAATTGAGTAGTATTGTGCCAACTAGGATTATGCATTAAAAACGGAGTATCACGATATGGGCCTTCTGCTGTTACTAACCAAGGACTCATAAGTTTTACATGTGTATAACCTTTAAATGCTTGGTTCCATTGCACTGGCATGTGCTGTTGCACAAAATGTATTTCTTCACCTTTAGGTACACCAGGAACATCTACATCAGTAATACTACCATTGTCATATTTGATACGAATGTCTTGCCATAACGGAATGTTTATAGTATTCTTAAACAAGTCTACCATGCCTGGGCAACTATTCATATTTGGAAATAATCTATCTTTTGAAACTGTTAAAGTTTTAAACCAGTCTGGAGCTGATTGTCCTGCTAGTTTTGGGGGAAACATATCTATCAGTTGTTGTGTCTGATAGGTATGAAAAGTCAATTTGACTTTCTTTTCTTTTTTAAACATTCATTCTCCGTTGCTTGTGGCCAACTTAACCTTAATTCTTGCCCGGCAATTGCCATTGGCGTTACTAGTACTTATAACTACATTAAAAATAACTGAATCAATGCGAATAAATTCATTGCTGTGAACCAGCTACATAGTAGTATTACAAATGCAGCTTTTCTAATAACTGCACTAATTATACCTAGTACACTACCAATGAGGTACATAGGTACAAACAACTTTGTAGCAGGATCAAGAATAGTAAAACTAAGTATTGCACTTGCAGATATTAAAAATACTGCTTCAACCATCTCACAATAAAATGCAACAGGACTTAGTTTATAACTTTCTTTAAAGAATGACTTTACTTGGCTGATGTTGATCACTTGTCTTTACCAACTGTAACAACTAATGTTTCTAAGTCGTCAAATTCGTCTGCAACACGGTCCCAATCACCTTTTTGTGCAATCTTAATTGCTTTATTAATCATTGATGGTTTAATGTCAAGTTCTTCTGCTACTGCCTTAACAGTATCTTTTAAACCTGCGTTAAGATCTTCAATCTCTTGTAATACTGTAACACCTTCATTAACAAGACGTTCTAGTTTTGCTTTTTCTTCTACCCCGTAGGTACGATCACTCATAATATACTCCTTGTATGTTAAGTATATTATACGTTATTTTTAGTTAGATGTCAAGTATTATTTTTGCTTTTTTTCGTCAAGCATTTTAAGAAGCATATCTTTGATAGATTCGTTCTTTTTGGCGGTTTTAGTTGCTGTAGCATACATAACTGCTTTTGCATCATCACCGTAGCGATCTTTGAAATCGCTCTTTTTCTTCTTCATACCTTTTACAATACGTTCTTTTTCTTTTGTTTCGGGATTTGTAAGTTCACGTTCACTAAGCATTGATTCAAGTGCTTCTATTCTGCGCTCTAATGCTGTAATACGATCTTCTTCTGATTCACCTACTAATTGATCTCTAGCAGGGTGTGGTGATTCGTTACCACCAGGTATGCTACTTTTAGTAAATTTATCTTTGCCTTTAAGTTGGCCTGCTGACCCTGTTTTTTGTGTTTCGTCTATGCGTACACCAGCTAATCTAGCAAAGTCAGATATGCTGTAGTCTTTGTCTATTTGTAATGAGCCTTGATCTACGTTAACACTTTCTTGCACATAATTTGTTGTTTCTGGCGCACTTTGTTGCGGTGCATTAGCCATAGCCATAAGGGCTTTTTTATCTGCTTCTGGATTAGAAGGAAAGAGTTCCTTCATCTTTGCACTCATATCATAAAAGTTATCATTCATGATCTATTTGCTCTTTCATAAAAGTATCCCACATTTGACCAAAGTCAACTTCTTCATTCTTTTGTGATTGTTGATAAAATTGTAAAAACACTTTATGGTTCTTATGCATTGCTGCAACGTCTTTGTTCTTCATGTATATGTTTAGCCAGCCTTTGTATTCGGGACTATCGCCGATTGTTTTTTCTTTCTTTTTGAACCAGTCAAATATACCTTCAGAAACTCTCATTGTATCTCACCTTAATTTGTTAGGCATCACCTTTTACTCTGTGACAGCTATCGCCTTTACCTCTCCGATAGCCTTTCCAGCATACTTTACCATGACTGCCTTTTTTCTTTTTACTTGTTTCTTCGTCGAGTGTAGTATAACTTGGGTTGCCACACTCACTACAAGCTACTTCAGACTTTTTTTTTAAAGTTTTGTTTACTTTTTCTTGCATTGATTCTAAGTATGATTTTTCAGTCATTGTCTTAGAACGCTTCATTACATTTTTAGTACTTTTAGATTCTGCAAATTTTGTGTCGTAATCCATAGCATGGTATACTGATCCAATGTAATCTGCTGCTTTAGTAATTTTTGATTGTTGCCAACCTTCAATACCTTCAGCTTCACTAACTGTTTTTAGCATATCGTGTAACTTGATAGCGTATTTTGCAATCTTGTACAGGTCAGCTCGTGCCATTTGCACTTCGTGGTCACGTTCGGCTGCATGTGCTAAATCGCCTAATCCGCCTTCTTTAAGTTTTTTACTCATAATTATCTCCGAATACTTTAATAGTAGTATTTATGCTTGTTTCTTCTTCTTTGACTTCTTTTTGCCGCCTAGTAAATTACCGTACTCTAAGCCATTTTTCATTGTGCCGTCTGCATTATACATGTTTCTACTCTGTGTACCACCCATTGTGCCTGGAACACTAGCTACACTTGATGCACCCATTCCTGTTGCTGTTTCGTTTGTTTTACTAAATTTGTCTTTGAACTTTGCATTATCTGCACTCACTGGAGGCTGTTTTGCTAACATCTTATCTACTGCTTTAGGATCTGTACCAGAACTTTTACTTACATTATTTGCAAACTTTATTTTTTGTGCAATCATATTTTTCATTGCTTGATTCATAATTTTCATCATTTCAATAGATGGTTTAGAGTCTCTTTTTGATTTAAGAACTGCAGCTGTGCCTTGTGCTGACATTGCATCTGCTTTAGTAGGAGCAAAGTCTCTTTTTGTTTGATCTTCATTGGATTCACCTGCCATGCGATCTTTTTGCATTTTAGTAGGCGTTATATTTGTTCCTTTATAGGTTCCGTCTTTGTTTAATTCTTTGGTTAAGTTACCAGTGGGTGTTCCATACTTTGCAGCCATCCTTTTCGAGTCAACAGCCATTTGTTTGAGCATAGGCATTTCTGCCATTATTTGATCGTATGCTTTTTGCATTTCACCAACTCTATTTCCGTAGACACCGCTATCGATACCTTCTTTAATTGCTGTCGCAAACGTTTGGAAGAATTTTAACATCTGTGATCCCAAGTCTGCCTTGGCCATTGTTGTTGACATTCTTTGCATAGCGTTCATAGTAAGGTTAGGATCATACTGTCCTGATGCTGACATTTTTTGTAGAGCATCTGCGTCTTGTTGCATGCGGCCTATCTCTTTATCGCTTGGCAGTTCTTCATTTATTATCTCAAAAATTTTCATGCTCTTTCTCCTAAAATACTTTTTAACACATTAGTTGTTGTATTTGTAAAAAAACGTGGTGCAATACTATGTATAATTAGCGCAGGCACTAGTAGTTGTAATTTTACAGCAGTATTTAGTGCCTTCTTCATATGTTGTATGCCAGTTTCGCCTTGCGTTTCTAAGTGTAATTTACATTGTTTACTTAACATTACGCTACCTTTCTTTCATTTTCTATTCCAAAATGCATCTTTATATGGATCAACACCCTTTGCCGCGTCCGCCCTTGCGTCTGCTGATCTTTTCTTTTGATT